ATTCTATACAATCACCATATCTTTTTCCACTTAATCAAAGTCATATTACAACCTAACGTGTTTCTTATCAGGTGTTAATATGTTTTCTCGCACAGTTGTCTTACCCGTCATATCCTTGTATTGCTGAATTGTTATATCGGGCAATTCGCCCTTCATTCTACCAACCCTTTTAACAAAGCGTGTGAGTCTAGCCGCTGGTTCAGTTACCAAATATTCCCTTAACCCCGCAATCTCTTCCCTTGCCTCAAATACCTCACGCCCAACTTCAGGCACAGCAGGTATAGTTGGGGGTTTTACTGGTGGAACTATCGGTGGTTTTATGGGTGGAATCACTACAGCTTTTATAGCAGTTGAACTAACAGCAATCTTCCCAGTACCCAATAACAGGGGTGAAGTTCTAACTGCTTGTGCCGCTGCTGTTTCAGCGGCCTTTGCCCCAGTCTCAGTTATGGTAAATCCTGCTTTAGTAGAGCGGAACAATGTTTTAACAGTTTCCTTTGCCATAAATTTCGGAGATAATTGTCTTACTGCCTGTTCAACAAAAGCATCCTCTGTTGATTTTGGAATTGTTTTGCCAGCACTTTTTGCCCAAGAATGGAGATTTCTCCTTAACACAGTTGACATCGTGGTTTTATATGCGATTTGAACTGTTTTACCAACCGCCCATTCATATCCAGCCAGAGGAGCTAATGGGACCCTAACTGCAACTTTAGCTACCGTTGGCAATTTGGCTGCTGCCCGCCATCCCTTTAGTGCTGAAAGGCCAGAGGCGGCAAGACCAATCCAAGCTGGAGATTCCCATAATAATTGCTGCCACCAAGGAAGTGTTCTAAATTCCGCTGTGCTAATTTCCCCAAGTGCCAACCCTCTGGCCGTACCCTGGGGATACCCGAATTGTTCCATTATTTCTTGGGTGCGAGCCTCAAGCCTTCCCTCTTCTGGCAACTCAGGGGCAAGTGTCATTTCCCTTAATGCCATACCAGTTATTGTGAATGGGGCAAATGCTACCTCAAGAGCTTTGGCACCAACCCCAAGTGTCTTTTCCCACCAAGTAGGTTCTTTAGAGACAAACTCACCAGTTTCTCGGCTGTATCTGCCAATCTCTGTTTTACCAGAATAAACCACATAATCCTGACTTCTGAGCCGTCTCTCTGTTCCCACATACTCAAAGTCTTCAAGAATTTTAAGCTCTAAATCTTTCCCCTTTTTATCTTGAACTGTATAGGTAACACCTTCAGGGGGAATTGGGGGTAGCCCTTCGGGTTCAGCAGGAGGGCGTTCAGCCACAGCAACTGGAGGAACTCTGCGTTCCTCTGGTGGTTCCTCTTCTGGGGGTTTCTTTAATTCAAATGGATTTCTGCCTAAAGTCATCTAAAACCCTACTGTCTGAATTCTGGGAGCGAATGCCCAAGGTCTTCCCCCCATACCAAAGGGATACCTTGTGGCATATTCCTCTCGTAATTCAGGTCTCCTTTTCCTTAAAGTTTCAGCCCAAGTCTCTTCTATCTGCTCCTCCGCTTCTCCAGGATACATTCCAGGATAGGCAGATGGAACCATTTTAGGTAAAGTCGCTCTAAACCTACTGACTAAACTGGGATACTGACTTTCAAACCAACTCTTCCACGGTTGAGGCCCACCCAATCCAACCCTTTCTTCCTCAAATGCCCTGGCATATTCAGGCTGAGGGGGTGCGTATTGCCAAGCCCTGACCATTCTTCGTCTTCCAACCCTCGCTTCTTCCGCTTCTTCCCTTCGCTCAATATATCTAGTTACTTCTTCGCTAGTTATCTCTCCCGCCTTTACCCTATCCTCCCAAGTTTCTAACTGCCATTTGGGAATACCTGCTATGCCTCTTTCACCAGTCTCTTTTAAGCGGGCAATCTCCTCTTTCCTTCTCCTTACTATTGCTTCTGGTGCCGTTTCTACCTCACCGTATAAAAGCCCAGTCGTTGCCCGCCTAACTCGCACTTCAAGTTCACTCCAAATATCACGAGCTTGGAATTGAGTTATATAACCCGTGGAAAGCCATTTCCTTAATTCCGCTTCAACCCTCTGTGGACTTCCACTAAGCATCATAAGAGCCTTCCAATCAAGGTCGACAGGCCACTTCTCTTGGGTGGGGCGACCACGGGGTAAAGGCTCTGGTTTTCGATAAACATTGGTGAAGAAATAATTAAGGTAATTGCGCCGATGCCCAGGGGTTGATGTCTTTAGATGTTCGGCAAAGGCAGAACTATAAGTTTTAGAAACCCATTCATAGAAAGCACTTAGAGATTCCTCTGTTTCCCTATCAGGCTCTTCAGGCTCAGGATATTCACCAGTCTCATAAATATGCCTAGCGGTCCCAAAATCTACGCCGTATTGCTCCATTATAAGTCTTATTGGCTCTGTGCTCATTTCACACCTTCCCTAGTCTAAGATTTATCCTATCACTTGCCATTTTCTTGCGATTGAAATAATCCTTCATAATACTACTCCAATACTCCTGTGTGGTCGTCCCCCAACCAACTATTTGCATCTTTGCATTGGGCTGCCTTGTATTAGGTTGTGGCGGTCTGGGATATGCACTATGAATAGCATTCCGCTTCCTTTGAAAAGCATAAGGTTCAGTTTGTTTTGTAAGTTTCTCATTCCAATTAACCATTATATCACTCTTCCCTTTTCACATCATAGATGAACTGCCTAGCAATCTCACATAGAACTACGAATACGGCATCCTTATCACGCTCTAATTGACCAAGAAGTGCATAAGGAACTAAATCGGGGTGAATGCGTTTTTCTCTATCATACACTTCACCATAAACCCAGCCCATTGTTAAATAAGACTGCATCCAACTACCGTGTAATTCCTCTGGTGACATTGAGCGTTGGTCACCACACTGCCGTTCAATAACATCAAGGAACTGCTCCTTAAAATCTTGTTCTCGCTCTGACCATTGGATGGGTATAATGGGAGCCTTAGATGCGATTGCGGCGAGCCTTGCTCCATTGTAGACAAACTCTGCTCGCCTATTGTTTAGTTCCCGTATCCCTTCTTGCTTAGTCATTAGATACCACCTCCCATTTCAGGCGGAGGAGGTTCAGGCATAGCTCCTTTTTCCATAGTCTGTGTCTGTGCATCTTCCTGCATTTGCATATTATACATATCCTGCATCAATTGCATAGCTTTCTCTGGTTGACCATACTTCATATAGGCTTCAATAGCCTTGAGTATTGCCAGTTTGGGACTAGCATCTGCCATCTCCATCGCCGATAAGTCCTCCAAATACTTCGGGTCTTGGAATTTAAGGATGTGTTCGTTAATCCACCTTTGTGGGATACCTTGCCTCTTTGCCATATCAGCGATTTGATAGGTATCCATCTGTGTCCAAGGAGTTCTAGCAGTGAATTCTACTTTAATAATATGTGCCCTCTTTAAGTCTGGGGGGGTAATCTCGTCCTCGTAAAACTGATTCTTTTGCTCACCCTTAATCTTAAACTTCCCGATTTTATCACCACCAACCCCACCTGCCAATAACTGCTCTTCAATCAATCTACATACATTGCTGTAAAAGGAGTTTAGGTTTCTTAATTGGGGATTAAATACCCGATTACTCGTCTCCTGAACTAAATTGTATAAAGTCCCCGAAGGTGGAGGACTTCCGACATCAATATCAGGGAGAGAACCTCGCACCCGCTTCCCCTCTGCCCAATTTACCAGATTAACTAAAGTGGCTGAAATCTCCTTCATAGGCACTTCATACAATCTGTTTTCCCCCGCAGGTAAGTTAATGACACCACCAGCATAATGAAGGGTATCCTTTATCGTTTGACCATTCTTCCCCATATAATTGACTATTGGTTGCTTATGTAATAAATTGGCGTGGCTTGCCCACATAGAAACAAGTTTACTTCCCAGAGCTCCAACCTCCCTGGTAGGGGCAAATATACTATCTCCATAACCTTCCATCTCGCTTTCTAAATTGCCTCTTATTGGAGGTCTAGTGGCTACAGGAGCGATTAAGACAGGTATTGAGTCTATTTTATATTCCTCTGGTTCGTTATTGCAGATAATGGCATTGCTGAACTTCCCATTTCCCTCATTCTTCCAGTAATCAATAATATCATAACTCTTTTCTGCTTTCGCCCACGGTTTAAACCACGGAGATTTACGCTTTATCTTTCCGTATTCATCCTCTAACGCTTCAGGGGAACTGGAAGTGGTGTAGGCAGTCCTTGTTAAACCATTTGCACCCATCCAATAGGCTAACCACCTTGGGTCATAAGGCAAAAAGTCAAAGATAACATTCTTCCCATCCTTATAAATAAGAAACCTACCAGCTACCCAACCCCTAACGATTGAATACCAGACAAGGTTCTCTTTTAGTGTTCCAAAAAGCAAGTTAATCAGGCGTTCATCTGCTTTTTCAAAGGCATACTCAAGCAATCTCTCAAGTTTGCCCATTGCTTCCCGCATATCCTCACCCTGCGTCTCAGCCATTCTGACTGCAATAGACCTTTCAGAGGCAGAGAGAATAGCCTGCACATCATCGGAAAAGGTGCGGAAGTCATTGCCAATAATCTCAATATCAGTATCACGAGAAGCAGTCCTCGCCCTCTTATCCCTATATGCCAAAGTGCCTCGACTACTTACCCCCTTCATATTCCAGCGGTCAAAATCCTCGTCCATTCTTGTGAAGCGATCATTGAAATCACTCATCTTGGCAGTAACATCAGTTGTTATCTTGGTTGCATCTTCCATAGTCCCTCCTTAAAATATCTGTCTGCCCCCTACATACATACTTGCCTTCACAACATTACCCACTCTTTTGAGCATCTGATTGGCAAGCATCAAACTTATTACCGTATCACCGTGAGTAGCCCCCGTAGGGACAGGCTTGGAATTAACCCACTGATATTCCATCATCTCTTTAACTTGAGGCTTGAACTTCGTTTTCAAACTACCATCATTTACACTCTCAACCAACTCAACAATAGCAGTCTGTTTGTTCTTCTCTCCCGTAGTCCAACCCACCTTTTCTGTTCCTGTTAGTTCTTTGTGTGTATCCCTTTTTCTCTGTGCTTCATTGGAAAACAGCTTGGGATAGCCGAGTTCCTCTAATTTATTAAGTACAGCCACACCGATAGCATTATTCTCTACCGCAAGTAGGCAGTCGAAATACTCTCGGCACAATTTATCAATCTCATAGGCAAATAGGTCAGTAGCCAATGTGTTAGTGTAAATCTTGGCAACAACCTCGGACTCCAAGCCGTTTTTGCCGATTATCGTCAAGCTAGAATAGTCCAACCCCACGCCTTCACCAACATCTCCACCCGCTACATACTTGACACCCACCTTCGGTTTGCTAAATATATAAATGAATCCCTGCCTGACCTCTATAGCGTCTTCAGTATCCTCCCAAAGTTTGTCTAATGACTCTTTCTTGAAACAACTTAAAGCTGATTGAGGACTTAGAGCCTCTTCTGCCGTTCTAGGGTAGTTTGCTTCCACAACCCAAGGTGTTTTCTCATTTTCCCTCATCATTGCGTCATAAAAGGCTTGGTCTCTATTAGGTCTGACATCATATCCGTAAAAAAGTGACTTAAAGAGGTTTTCGCCAGCATCGGCAGACCTCCAGTGCCTCTTAAAATAGGAATCGGGCTTGGTCTTATCTACTGTAGAGACTGAAAGGAGTTGTCTATCAGGACTATCAGCCACAGTTGCCCTTGTATGACTTAAATTCACCTCAAAATAGGGATGGAAGTCGGATTCATCATGAATTACTAAACCTGCCGTTTGCCCTAAACCTGAAGTTTCAGTTGAGGGAAAGGATATTATCTGCGAACCCATCTCGGCAAATCCAAACTTTTCCCCCGAATTAGGGTTTAATGTGTATATCTTCATCCATTTGGGTAGATTGTCATAAACAATCTTTGACTTCTGTAAAAGAGCCCTTGATTCCGTGTCCCCTTTTGAAATCTCTAATACAGTAAAGGCGGGAACATTATATATCTTCCATAAGGCATATATCGCAAGAGCCCAACTTATCCCTATCTGCTTACTCTTAATAAGGTCTATTAACTTTTCAACCTCTAATCGTTTGTAAAAATCAATCAGATGAGGCCATAACTCATAATCCAAACTCAATTCGCCAGGCTCTTGTATTTTCACATACTTTAGAAAATGAAATAAGGACTGCCGACAGCGTTCTCCCTCAAATAATTGCTCTTTTTTGCTTAACATCAGTTTAGCTTAACATACCCTAGCTAATGTGAATGAGAACAAGTTACAGTATCGGTGGTTGCATCACAGGTTAAACCATAGGTTGCTGTAGTTGTGTTCCAGTATGGATAATAAGGCTGATACCAATAAGTGCATCCACCCCATTCTTGCCCACACTTACAACAGTACACCTTCTGGCAACATTCGCAGTAGTGTAGACAATCGTGCTTACACCCAGAACATCCGTGGCTATGTTTATGCATCATATCCTCCTAATTTAATTTAACATACCCAGCCCACATTATAGGCAAAGTAATACTCAAATACTCTATGAAACTCCCCTTACCATCCCACTGCTCTAATAGAAGACGGATAAACTTCTTATCCA